GAGTGGCAGGTCGCAGTAAAATGCAGCGGTTCGCTCCAGGCCGACCTGGGTGGCGTTAAAGTTTACCATGAGTCGTTCCGGATCTCCCCAGGCTGACAGTGCTGCTTTTAATCCAGCGGTCTTTCCTCCTTTACTGGATCCCCAGTTGTATACAAAGAAGATTCTTTGCTTGATGATTCGCAGCAGGGGAGCTGCGAACGCTGCGGCCAGTATGAACCGGAACTTGTCGCGTTCTCGGTGCGGCTGCATGGTGTCTTTCCATTTATCAAAGGATCCGGTCTGGCAGTATGCCGCGGCCATTCCCTTCTGTGATGGATCAATGTCCAGAACGATGTCTTTGTCGTGTCCTGGGATGAATCGCTTCCCTGGCTGCCATCCGAAGCTGGACGTTGCATCCGCTTTCGTGATGATGTCGATGTTCTCTGCTTCCAGAGCCGATAAAAAACGGACAACCTGCTTTGCGTTTTCTGATGTTACCGTGCATCCAAGGTCTGCCAGGACAGTGATGCCTCTGGCTGTGAAGATCGTTGATCGTGGGTAGATTGCTCTGTGCCACTCATCGTCTCTCTTGAATGCGATCTCTATTTTTTCTTCTCCGGTTTCCAGGCTTCGGAGTCGCTGCGTCAGGATGATCGGTGTTCTGCAGACCATGACCGGTCCGTATGTCTTCTCATCGATGTGGCTGATTCCTTTGTCTGAATAGATCCAGCCTTCCGGCTGGCGGAGATTGACCGGCGCTCCTTTGATGGATTCCGGTATCACGTCTGGTTCTGCCAGGTCTATTTCTTCTGCCCGCTCCAGGAGCTTCTGGATCTTGGCTGCGCCTTCCTCTTTTCCGAATTTGATGAAGACGTCGCTCGGATCCTTGATTCCGCCCAGTGTGCTACAGCTGAATTTGTAAACCTTGCCAATGAATCCACCTTCCCGGAGTCCCTGGATGACTTTCCGCATGAACGTTTCGCCGCCCTGGTCCGGTTCCTGGTGAATGTATAACTTTAAGTCCTGGAGCTGGTCGCTCATGTTCGGCTTGAACATGGAGGCTCCCGGTACTCCGAGGGTGCTGATTCCCATGTACCACATGCTCTGCGTGTCGGACTCTCCTTCGACCAGGCAGGCGTATCCGCTCTGCCGCATCTGCGAGAGCCTCCATTCTCCGTAGAGACATATCTTTCCACTGCTGCCGTATCTCCATCTGAATTCCTTACCTGCAAACCTCTTTCTATAGGTTGCCTCGGTTCCGTCTTCCTTCAGGTACGGGATTTTCATGTATGTGGTCTGGTCTTTTCTTTCTTTGTCGTTGCTGATGTGGCATGTGTCCCGGAGGAATTCCACCGGGAGCCTTTTTTCGAAGGCGTACTGCTCCATCGAATAGCTCCGGCGGGATGCTGCAGGTTTTTCTTTTTCTGGCATCTCCACATGGTAGTCTTCCATGATTCGCTTGTATGCGTCCTTCGTGCTGATGCCATTCATCTTGGCCACAAAGTCCACGTAGTTGCCGCCGATGTCCTCGCTGAAGCAGTGCCATCTTCCTGTCTTCAGATCTACTGAGAAGCTGTTTTTTGAATCGTCATGGAACGGGCAGAGTCCTATCATATGATCTCCGGTAACCTGCGCCCTTTTGACGACGCTTCTGTATTCTCTTTCATAATCGACCAAACGGTCGAGATCGACTTCTGCCGTGTTCATGGTGTTACCTCTTTTCTTTGCCTATGTATATGAACTGCGGCTCGATTCCCATCTTTGCCGCAGCAGCGATTTCAGCCTGCATTCCCTGACTGATCCATTCTTCTTCCGGACCTTCCTGTCTGATGATTACGATCATCTCATCGCAGCGCTTCAGTGCTTCCAGGCCTGCTGCTATTCCGTAGTCGCGATCCTGCGGATCGTTGTCATCCAGGAATCTTGGCCAGTAAAGATGCGGCGCGATTGGTATGTTTCCTCTTTCGTGCACCTTCCGGCATGCTTCCACGGCGTCCCTGATGTGCTGTTGCAGTTCCACTTCGTTTTTTGCTCTGTATTTGCTGCAGACGTAGGTTGACTTGGCGTGGATCGGCGAGAGGTTCTTATCTTTTCCTGCTGCGCACAGTCCGATGTATTGCCATGGGTGGTCCGGGCTCTCTCTGTAGATAGTTTCATAGACGCCCTCGCCTCCGATGATGTCTTCCACGATGCGGCTCTGCGTGATCTCAAACTCCTGATCCAGGCATCCGTCAGCGTATCCTTCCTGGCCGACGATCTCCCAGGCGAGTTCCTCTGTGACGATGTCTCCGTTCTTCAGATATGCTGGATCCCTTCCACACTGTATAAATTCCTTTAAGTTCTTAGCCATCGTTTACCTCCAATTCTGCAAGGCGGCCGTGGTGACCGCCTTGCGCTGTGGCTTAGTCAAATGGCAGCTCTCCGTCCTGGATGTCGCCTGCCTGCATGAATCCGTCGGGGCCGACTTCCGGAGTTGCTTCCATTGGTGCTGCTTCCTTGTAGTCATCTGTTGTGATCGCTACGCTCTCATAGCTCTGCTTCATTGCCTTGCGGAGCTCTACGGTTGTCTTATAAAGAGCTTCTGGCAGCAGTCCTGTCTTTTCCAGCGTTACCTTGGAGTATTTGATTTTGTCCGCATTCTCTACCACGTTCAGCTTGAATGTCACGATCATGCGGCTGTATGGGATGTGCTGCTGTCCCATGATTTTCTTCAGTGCTTTGTTCACGTCCTTGATAGATGTTGGCGGCACTGTCAGGAGATAAATGTCCGGGCGGTTGTTCATCATGATGTAAAGGCGGCGCATGTTCTTGCAGGCCTTGCCTTTTCCGTCGGATCCGAACTGGTTATAAGGGCAGGTGTCGCAGGTGCGGATTTCTCCGGTTTCTCTGTTGACGCCCTGCTTTCCATCCATGGAGCTGCAGTCCGGGCTCTTATTGATATTGCCATCCTCTCCTGCTTCTCCGAATTTCTGCGCCCAGTAGGCGTTCATGCGATGCGTGAAAATAATCACGCCGGTTACTTCCTTCATGACCTCCGGATCGTCCGGATCGTCTGTCTCGACCTCGAAGGCTTTTCCTCCGCCAGACGGGATCTTGATGTGCTTGGCATCGATGCCGCCATCATCGTCCAGGTCGTCCATCTCATCTTCGAGCTCTGCTCTGAGTTCCTCATCCATCGCCTCCATGCCGGTTACGATCTTGAAGTCTTCCACGGTTGCCAGTTCTGCTTTTGCCATATTCTTATTCCTCCTCATCTGCTGCATCTACGGATGCGCTCTTTACTACTTTGGATTTCTTGATGCTCTTGACGCGGTAGCGGTTTCTGATTCCGTCCTCGCACGTCTCTGTGATGAAGTATCCGCTCTCGATTCCTTTGAATACGCAGAGGATGTCTTCGGTGTCAATTCTCAGGACGATAGTGTCGCCCTGGTTCATTGCGTTGCCTTCTGAATCTGAAACTCTCACCTGTGTTACTTCGTGTACGGAGATTCCGCAGTTTGCTTCACTCATTACTCAGCGTCCTCCTGTTCTTCCTCTGTTTCAGCTTCCGGATCCGCTTCTGCGTCCTCGAACTGTCCCTCCAGATAATCTTCCACCGGTGTGGTGTAGTTGCTGACTTCTTCGTATAAGTCGTGCATGATTCTGTCTGCCTGCGCTGCGAGCTTAGTCGCCTGGAGCACCAGGCCGGTTGCTGCATTCTTCAGACTGCTGGCTGCTTCGACCGCCTTGGCATCATCCTCTGTTGGAAGGATGCGCAGGAAGTCTTTCATGCTTTCATCTACCTTCTTCTGGTCGAGCTTCATGCCTGCGTAGAATTCTGAAGCGATACCGTATCCGTCGTGGCGGTTCGATACCTTCGACTTGCTGGTTTCCTTGACCTGCTTGCAGGCAAATTCCAGGGCGATGTTTACGTTTTCCTCAAGCTCGCGCTCTGATTCGAGGCGACAATCAAATTCTAACTGTTCCATGGTTTATTCTCCTTTCGCTCTTTTGAGTGCTTTGTTGGTTGATTTGCGTCTGGCGATGTCGGTCATCTCGTAGCTGCTTACGACCTCATCCAGCTCCGGCGGCAGCTCTCCGTCGTTTTCTTCGGCGATTTCTTTCATCGCACTCTGCAGGGATCCTGCATTGACGGTTTCTTTGATGAGCTCGCCGAGGCCCTGTTCTCTGAGTACCTCGAAGAAGTCCAGGCCGCGTTCCTGCAGGTAGGCTTCTCCACGCTTGGAGTATTTGACCTTATCCTGGAGGCTGTAGATGTAGTCGCCGTATCCCTGGGACGGGATATCTTCGTCGATCATCATTTCTGCGATCTCTGCCTTCAGCTTATCGATGGCTGCATTGTTGTCCTTGGTGTCTTTGGCCAGCTGATCCTTCTTGTCGAGAAGTTCCTCGTACTGGCCGAGCATTTCAGTGAGTTTCATGGTTGGTTCCTCCTACTTTCTATTTTGAGTCCGCACTCTGTGCAGGCTGCTTGCATTTTCTTCTGCCGGATCTCCTGTCTTGACATTGGTCTCCAGCATTCCTGTCCGCAGATCGGACATTTTACCAGGCTCCATTCCGGATGCCCTTTTGGGATGTTTTTCTTCATCGGCATCAGCAGGATGCCTCCGGTTTCGTTTTGGCCTCGCGGCCAGATCTTAACTTCTGCCATTGCTTTTCTCCCTTCCGTAGAGTTTGTATTTGATACTTGATTCCGACCGGTTCATCTTCTCTGCGATCTCTCTGATTGTGAATCCCTGCTTCCGGAGCATCTTCATCTGGCTTACTTCGGTCTGCGTCCAGTTGTATTTGTGTGATATGTCATTCTTCCTTTTTTCTTTAAACCAGGGGTACTGCATGAACAGTGTGTCATCGGTTACTCTGGCCGCATTCCAATCTTCCGGATGTTCTTCCATGTATCTGATGATGTCCTGCTGCCGGTACATCACGTATGGATTTTTCCGGACGCTTTTCAGTCCTTTGCGCTCCCAGTATTGGAGTGTCCGGTTCTCAACTCCCAGGATCCGCGAGAGGGTGTTCCTGGTCAGCATATCTGTGTTCGCCATGAATCCTCCGATACCGGTCCGCTGCCTTTTAAGAAAGACCGCATTTTCCGACCGGTTCAGCTTCCTGGCTACCGTGGCGAGCGGATATGTTTCTGTTAATTCTTCGAGCCGGATCAGTTCCTCCTGGCTCCATGCCCTTCCGCCCATCTAGGCACCTCCTTCTTCTCCTGAACGATGCAGGTTTTCGATGCATCGGCAGACCGTGCATCTTGCGCCAGTTGTTTGTCAGGTGGCTTAGTGGCTCTGGTTTCAGGCTTTCTGCAAATCTCCGGAGCGCATATGTGGCGGCTGCTGCACTGAATCCAACCTGCGCCAGTGATGCGCGTACTTCCGGTAAAGGATCCGGTTCCGGATGTTCTGGTTCGAAGCGCTTTTCGTATTCCTTTATTTGCTCCGCCTTGGCATCCAGCGCCGCAGCTATGCTGGACGCTACCTTCTCGTCCGCGGCCCTTGCTAATCTGAATACCTGAGCTATCTTGCGGCCGATTTCTTTTAATAGCATGACTGAGCTCCTTTCGTGAAGCGATTGTTCGGCTCATATTTCAGCTCTATGGATCTCACTTCTCCATCATCGTCTGTGTGAACCTTCATGTCCGTGAGGTTCAGTTCCTCTACGACGTCTTTCAGTGGCTTTGTGTATACGTCATTCAGTTTCATCTCTCTACCTCCTATTCAAAGTACGCGCGCCAGTCATCCACGACTGTCTTGGCCATGTCTTCTTTTCTGGCCAGCGCCTTGCCGATCATCTCATCCACGGTTTCCTCGGTCTCTAGGTCGATGTATGTGCAGGTGTTTCTCTGGCCGATTCGGTGGATCCTGGAGAGGCTCTGTTCGTATGTGGCGTAGTTGAAGTTCTTTGAATAGTAGACGCATGTATCTGCAGCTGTCAGGGTAACTCCGACGCCGAGGGTGTCGATCTGGCCGACGATGATCACGGTGTCCGGATCTTCCTGAAACTGTTTGATGATCGGTCCGCGGTCTTCTTTCTTAATTGCTCCATAGATGGCCACCTGCTTCTTTCCTGTCTTCTGGAAGGTCTTATCTATCATTTTCATGATGGCGGTTACTTCCGGGATAAACCTTGCGAAGATCACCAGCTTCTTTCCTGCGCCTAGTACGTAGTCCTCGATGATATCCTGGAGCGCATCCAGCTTCGCTGTGTTGACGAGCTCCGGCTTGTCGCTGTCGTCTGTGACCAGGAATCCTCCGGCCAGCTGCTGCAGTCTCAGGAGCCTTGTCAGTACGGTCGTGGCCGTGATCTTGTCTCCGTTAGATAACTCTGCATAGCTGCTTCGCTTAATCTGGTTGTATAGGTCTTTTTCCTTTTTGCCGAGCTGGACCTTCCTCTTGATGAACGTCTGCTCTGGCAGGTCGATTGCTTCTTCCTTCGTGATTCTGAATGCGATCGAGTGCTCTTTTCGGATCAGACCGTCCAGGTCTTTGTATCCGACGATCTGCTTCCGGTTGAATCCTCCCATGATCGCGTACCGGTTTCTGAATTGGTAGAAGTTCCGGCCGAAGATCGAAGCGTCCAGGAACCGGTACTGACTCCAGATGTCGATTGCATCATTCTGTACCGGTGTTCCGGAGAGAATGAGCTTGTACCTCGCCTGGTCTCCTAGCTTATGTATTGCTTTGCTCTGCTCTGCGTCGTGTGTCTTGATTCGCTGGCTCTCATCGCATATAATCAGGTCAGCGTCGTATTCCTGGAGCTTCTCAAACAGTCCATCTCTCCAGGTTGATTCGTAGTTGATCACGGCGACCTTGAGCGCTTTGAACGGGAACGCCTGCAGGTCTTCAATCATTCGGATCCTTTGTTGCTTCGTTCCCAGGAGCGCTTTGCAGGTCACTTTGAAGTCTGCGACCTCTGCGATCTCTTTTGGCCAGACCGACACGACGGACGTTGGTGCGATTACCAGGACTCTCTGGATCGCGCCTTTTTCATATGCGGCTCCTGCGATGGCGATCGCAGTTCTGGTCTTGCCGCATCCCATTTCAAATAAAAGACCGAAGCCCTTATTTGTGTTGGCTACCATTTACTTTCCTCCTTCACTTATTTGCTACCGGCTCCAGCTCCTGGAACTCGGCGCCATCCATCAGCTCTCTGTCTTTCAGGATGTCTTTTCCGCTTATGCTTCTGATTCCCTGGTATTCGTAGTCCTCGTTCTGCCCGCGGTTGTATCGTTTGTTATATTCCGGATTCTGCAGCCGTTCGTATTTTCCACGCGTGGCCAGCGCTGTCCGGTTCAGCTTCTCTGCGATCAGTGTGAAATCGTAGCCTTCGTCTACCATGCGGCACAAGGTTTCCACTTCGTCCTCCGTCCATTTTCGGGGGGCACCGCACGGGCTTCTTATTGATTCCAAGGTCTAGGATCCTGCGCTTGATGGCTCCTTCCGAATGTCTCAGCTCTGCTGCCAGGTCGCTGTATGTATATGTCCCTTTGCTGAGTAGGTACCGGAGCTTGTCGTCTTCCGTCTTCGTCCATGCTGCGTTGTGCTGGCCGTGAAGCTGCAGCTTTTTATAATCCGCCTTGCGCTTCACATCCACCCAGTCTGGTTCTGCTCCGAGACCGTATTTCTCGAACCGGGAGAAGTCCAGGATGCTCTTGTTATCCTCGGCCCATTTCCAGAATGCATCGATGTCGATCACCCTGAACCGGTTCTTTTTCACTACGTGCCATTTGACCGGCAGTCCGTACCGGATCAGCCTGTCGCTGGTGTAACCAAGCATGTTCTTTCCGTAGATTGCAAGCATGAGCTGGTTCAGGGATATCCTTGTGTCTCCGGCCAGGTGTGCGCCGCATCCGAGCCGCTGTGCTCTGACGATGATTGCGTTCTCTGAGCGGCCGAGAGCCTTGGACAGTCCTTTGATGGAGACCGTGCCCCATTTATCCTGCAGGTAGGTTTCCTCTTTCTCGGTCCACTGTTTCTTCTTCCTGGGTGCATCAACGAGTTTTCTCATAGTCCAGGCACCTCGATTCTTTGAACGCGCGCGCCATCATCTGAGCTGTTTCGCCTTCGTAATTGCCACACATTCCTTCGTTATCAATATCCGCATAGACTCTCCTGAAGAAGTCATCAAATCTATTGTTTACATAGTCTTTTGCGAATTCCTTCGGAATCTCTAGCTGTATGATCATCGTCTCCTGCCTCCCTTCGTGCTCATATGTGGGTAGTCGCGGTCTGCGTATGCTTCTCTGTCCCAGGAGAGCTTCTTTCCGCACCAGTGACAGTGCGTGTGGCCGACCTGTGTTCTCTTGCCGCAAAGCGGGCAGGTATAAAGCCCTGCTGCACGTCTGACCGCCATTGCTGGCTGTTCGTACTTCTGACTCATCTCTGATGCCTGAGCTGTTGATTTGCTGTAGTCTGCGACGATGTCCGCTGCTTCTGTCAACGCATCCAGATCGTCGTTCCATGACTCTCCACCATATTCGTTCCTGGCGATCTCTTTGATTTTGCTCTTGGTGATCTCCAGCTGTTCGATGATTTCATCGTATGTCATAGTTGCCTCCTATTCTGATTTCAGTACCTCTTTGGGATCTGCGAGACCGAACGTCAGGAGCGCCATGTTGGCTGCTCTCACCTGGTGTTCGTAAAGGCTGCCCTGCACCGGGTATTTGACCAGGGCCTCCGGTTCCTTCTCGACTCGCATCTTATCTACGGCTCGCTGTGTTTCATCCAATCGCTGCCTGTAGCTTTCTATGGCCGGTGGCAGTCTCACGATTTTGGAGAGTTTGTCCAGCAGTTCCTTGCTGCAGTCTCCGATCATCATGTTTTTGCGCCGGTCGTACTTCATTGAGTTCCAGGACTTTATGATTGCCATCTGTGTATTGTCCACCTCGATCAGCATGATCTTTCCGTCCTTCATTGCCATTTTCAATCTTCGTTACCTCTTTTCTGCTTCCGATCTGAGCCAGGCACGCACTTGTGAAGCGCTGCTGGTACCCATCCGTCAGCTTGACTTCCATTCTGATTCCCATTGTCCTCACTCTTTCTCTGTGTAGAAGGTGTGCGCTCCGTGTGTGAATAACTTCTGCAGGTTCCTGCTATGCCAGGTGCTTTCGTCGCTGGCCTTTTCAAAGTAGAGGGCTCCTTGGCTTTTATCCCAGTGTTCTACTGTGATCAGCTCCATTGCCTTCATGCAGTCGGCATCCGGCTCCACCTTGTCATATCTGCCATTGCTCACCGGTGTAAATGCTCCGTCCTGCATGATCACTTCTTCGATCGTGTCCGGGAATCTTGCATCCCATACCCGGTTCAGAACTACCAGCATGACCAGCGCCTTGCCTTCGGTGTCCTCTGATTCAGCTTCGGCCATTGCGATCTTCTCTAGCAGGTAGGCGTCGCTTGCATCAAAGTCCATGCTATGTATCAGCCCTGTCCGCGTTTGCTCCTGGTAGAGCTTCCATTCTGCTTCCTGGTCCTTCTGGTATTGTTCCTGGTAGTCTCTGATCATCTGAGCTTCCTTCTCTGCTTCCTCACGCTCCTGCTGATGGTATGCATCTCTTTCTCGGCTCATCTGTTCGTATTCTTCCTGGGTGTACCATTGACCGTTCTCTGCCTTGAATCGGTAGGGCTCATAATCGTCTGGATCCGGGAGTGGGGCTGCTATGCACCAGGCTCCCATGCCTGCGATAAGTACTCCGATGCAGATTCCTGGCACTGCCTTCCTCAATCTTCGGATGATTCGTTTCCGGCGTTTTCCTCTCTTTATTGTTTTATTGATCTTAGCTCTCATTGCTTTCCGGTGTTCATCCTCTGTCTGATACCTCTGCATCTTACTCACTTCCTTCTTATAAATTCTTTAATTTAGTAGTTGACTTCCGGAGCTGTTTATATTGCTCTCTAGGCTTGGCTGGGCCCGGCAGTCTGTGACAGGTTCTCCATAGGGTTGAAGAAGAACCTGTCCGCTGTTTGCTCCCTGAGTATTGTGTGGGGTAGCCGTATAGCTGTTGCCTGCAGTGCGGTCTGTTTCATCGCCGCCATCCGGGTGTATTACGCACCCACCAGTCCATGCTCCGGATGTTCTCTCTCCTGGTGTTCTCATCTGCCTCCTAGCCGCCATTGTTTTACTTGGGCTCACGCTATCTCTCCCAATTACGACGGTTGGCCGCAGGCTCCGGTTATCCGCCGAGCGGATTTATTGCATCGGCTCCGCCAGACCAGACAGTTTTTATTGAGGTGTCATGCTTCCTCTTGCTTCTTATTCAGTTGTGTGTTTATGCCAGCGCTGCTGCTTTGGCTGTATCGTCAATGGCTTTCTGTGCTTCCATTCCGGCCATGAATGAGTTTGTCATCATTATGACGAGGGTTCTCTTTTCCTCCGGAACGTTCGCGAGGGTTGCTGCCATCTTCTCAGCGTCTCTGAGCTGCTCGGCTGTGTATCTCTTAGCTTTTGCCATGGTGTTTCCTCCTTCCGTTTGGTGCGTTGTTTTGTTGTCTCTGCGATTATTATATATTGCCAGCGCGGTATCTGTCAATACTTTTTTGTTGCCTTTGCGATTTTTTGTTGACAGTGCGCTATTTTTAGCTTATAATTCAGGTGTGGAGGTGAGAAAATGAACATTGGCGATCGAATAAAAAAAGTAAGAAAATCGCTTGATTTGACGCAGGAGGCGTTCGCTACCAGAATTGGTTCTGTTCAGAATACGATTACTGGATATGAAAGTGGACGACGTAATCCGTCGGCTCCGGTGATCTCTCTTATTTGTAAAGAATTTAATGTCAATGAGGAATGGCTCCGAAATGGGACCGGTGAAATGTTTAACCCGGAACCGTGCGACGAGTTAGATTCTCTGGCTGATAAATTCAACCTGAGCCACGGCGAGTACATATTCCTTGAAAAATATTTGAAACTAAAACGCGAAGAACGCGACAATGTGTTTGATTTTATTATGGATGTGTGCTCTGCGATCGGAGACTCTGGCGTTTCTGGAACCGCTGACGCTACTCTTGGTTCTTCAATTCCTGACATCGATATCGATGCGGAAGTGGAGGCGTACCGGCAGCAGCTTGAGCTCCAGAAAAAAGCGGCGGCAGAATCGTCTCTCTCCAATGGTGGAAACGCCACAGAACTTAAGGAGGACGCGTGATGGGTGTTGTTTTTGGTTCCTGGCCAGAATCGCTTCATTCTGAATTCGAACAGGTGAAGCGCATCGAGGCTGGTCGTAAACTCAAAAAGAAGGTTTTGTCATTTAATCCGGACGAGCAGACCATGGTTATCGCTGGCTCTGCTGCTGATCCGTATGAGTGTGATCTTCAAACATGCACGTGCGCTGACTTCGGGATCCGGCATCTTCCGTGCAAGCATATTTATTGCTTGGCGGATGAGCTTGGTCTCCTGGCTGATTTACCGAAATACAGAAAAGGCAGCGGATCCTTCGATCCCGCTGCCGAGCTTGAGCGATATCGCTCTCTGTATGAAACTGGCCAGATCAGCGCCGACGCATATGTGAAGGTCTGCACGCCTTTGGCTAAGATGGCAAAATAAAAAAATCGCCCAGTGCTGCGAACACCAGGCGACCTGTTCTTCCTTGCGGAAGCTGTAAACTCTACAAATAAATTTTACAGCGTTTCCGATAAATCCGCAAGGGTTTATTTTTTATACTCTTTTTTTTGGAGGTGAGACGATGAGGTTCTTTTCCTACGGACGAAAATCCGTATTTTCTGATAAATCAGATTCAATCGATAATCAGTTCCGGATGAACCGGGAATACTGCGAGTCGAAGTTTTCCGGCCAGGTGGATTCCTGGCAGCAGTTCTCTGATGAAGACTTCACTGGTGCGAATACGTCCCGGCCGGATCTGCAGCGTATGCTGTCTTTTATAAAGGGTGGCTTCTGCGATGTCCTGGTAGTCTATCAGCTGGATCGTCTTTCCAGGGACGTCCGGGACTTTGCAAATATTTACGCGCTCCTGGAGGAGCATGGCGTGATGTTCATCTCAATAAAGGAAAATATCGACACCACGACGCCGATCGGGCGCGCCATGATGTATGTCACGGTGGTCTTCGCTCAGATGGAGCGCGAAACCATCGCGGCCCGTGTTACGGATAATATGCTGGGCCTTGCTAAAAAGGGATACTGGACCGGCGGTAATCCTCCGGTTGGTTACGTCAGGAAGCATATTGTTGTGAATGGGAAGAAGCACTGCTCCATCGAGGTGGATCCGGACGGGGCTCGCTACGTGACGCAGATCTTCGATACCTTCCTGGCTTATAACTGCAGCCTGCAGGGGATGGAGACGCGATTCAAAAACCAGGGCATCCGGACGCAAAGCGGGAAGTTCTTCTCGACCACGCAGCTGCATAAAATGCTGACCATGCCGTATTGCGTCGAGGCAACTCCGGAAGTGTACGACTTCTATGCCGCGAAGGGCTGCATCATGGATCCTGGCTCCCCGCGTGAAATGTGGGACGGATCCGTCGGTGTGATCATCTATGGCCGGTCAACCGAGAAAAACAAAAAGCACCAGGCGCAGCCGCCGGAGAAGTGGACCGTGTGTCTCGGAAAGCACAAGCCCTTCATGCCTGCTGAGAAATGGCTCGCGGTGCAGTCCCGGTTTACTCAGAACAAATGCATCAAGGATGCAAAGTGGCCAGTGCCTCTCCTGAAGGGCGTGCTCCGGTGCAAGTGCGGAAACCTGATGCAGGTCTCCAGAAAGAAAAAGGTCGACGGTACCTGTTCTTCCTGGTACTACTGCAGGAAGCGAATGAGGCAGGGTGTGGACGCTTGCGACATGGGGCAGATCAAATGCGATCTGCTGGATGAGGAAGTCCTGGAGCTATTCCGTGGCATCACTGCGGATCCTGCCTTGATTCAGAAATTCGTCAAAGCGGAAGCTCCGGCCGATGTTCCTGATCTGAAGGCTGCGCAGGCTCGCGTGTCTGCCTGTGAGCGTAAGATTGCCCGCCTGGCTGCGTCGTTAGCTCTGGCCGAGGATTCCGCTGCATCAAAGTATATCATCGCGGAAATGGAACGCCTGGACGTTGAGCTGGGTGCTCTGAAGCGTGAAGCCTCGCTGGCCGAGATGGAAAGCCACCGGGCTGCTGCCAGTGCGAAGGATGCCAAGGCCACGGCTGCGGAAATCGCGAAGCTGATTCATGGCCTGGACGGCTTCGACGACAAAGAAAAAAACGCGATTGCTCGCGCTGTGATTCAGGAGTGTACTTGGGACGGGGAGCGGCTTTTTATTACGCTCTAA